CCTGTTTGGCTCCGGGGTTCCGTATCCACTCTGCTACCTCCCTGAGGGCGACGTCCTGCTCACTTGTCCATTTCATTGAGAAGCTCCCTCCGGCGTTCCTTCAGGATCGCACCTACCTCACGGCGGGTTATCTGTTTGGCTCCGGCCTCTATAGCCAGTTTCTTCTTCGACATAGCTACGTCAAAATGTTCGTAGATCGTTCCGGCCTTTTGGATCCACTTTTTGTCTACGCCGATTTTATAGGCCATGGCTAGAAGCTCCTCCGGAGTATCAGCCATCATATGGCACATCTTCATTCGGCCATAGGGCGCTTCCATGTCGTCAACGTAGACCACTGTACCTCTCCTTTTCTGATTTTAGTACCCGGGGCGCGGTGAGAACTACGCGCCCCGGGGACCATAACGGTTAGAGCCTAGAAAGGCACTTCGCCGTTATCTCCGCTGCTCCCGGCGTCGCTACCGGCTGCGGATTGGCTTTCATAGTCAGCCTTCGCTTCGCCTGAACGGACCATCTGGAGACAGTTCTTGGCTTCTTCATAGCGCTCGTCGCCGGGAGAGATCATTGAGGCAAGAACGTTAGGAACAACGTCGCCTTTCTTCAAGACCTTCGCGTCGAACAGAGCGTCAACCACAGTGCTGTGACCTTTCTTACCGTCGTGCTCGAAAGCGGTGACAGCAGAGGTTACGGCGTAGTTGTAGAAGTCGCCTTTGTTGTTCTTCTCTTTCGACGACGTCATACGCAGACGGTGGGAGAACATCGGAGGTTTGCCCCGCATACCAAAGCGTCGGTGGGCAAAGGTGTTCAACTTTGTGTTGATACCTTTCAAGACTTTGATCTTCGTCGAAGTGAACGGAACGACGATCATGCCTGTTGCGCTTTCGCCCTCAACGGTGATCCCATAGAGGTAAAAAGTTTCAATCAGCTCATTTCCGTTTTCGAGCTGGATTACGCCATAGCCGTCCCCTTCGGCAATCAGCTTCTTCGTCGCCGGGTCATTTGGGTCATGGACGGCTACAAGTCCTCCTCCATTGTCCCGAGGAACCCACTCAACGTAGACACGCTGGATATCGGCGGGGACAATCTCAATGCCGTCTTTACCAGCGATGAAATCTTCAGTGACCGTATTGAAGAACATACCGGCCTTCGGAGACTGGGCCTCGTACTTCTCTTCGTCAATCTGAGGAGACATCGCCTGAAGAAGGTTCAGGAACGGAATGGAGATAAACGAGCTGTCTTGGTTATCAAAACCTTGACCGGCGTCTTCCCCAAAGTCGAGAGGGGCCGGGAGACCGGCTTCCTCTTTGGTTGCTACCTTAGTATCAGTCATAGTTGCCCTCCTTGGGCTTTCTCGGTCCGGGATCGCTTAACGTCGCCCAGAGACCATATCGACGTCAGCGGAGCTTCCGCAAGTCTCACCACTAAGCAGGTGACGCTATTAGGGTGGGGATTTGAGAGGGAGACTTTAACACCCCGTTACGCTCTGGCTCCCCATAGGCCTAGCCGTTACGACTGGCTATCACTTAACTTTCGCAACTCGTTGTCGGTGGACGCCCAGCAGGTCAATCGGTACATCACGACCGGCCTCAAGCTCGGCCTTAACAAACGAGGACAGGCTCGCCGGGTGGACGGAGGTCTTGTCGTCGTAGTCAGGCAAGTCTTCCATACGGGTAATGGCGGCTTCAAAATTGTTTGCGTTTTCCATTTGATTGTTCGCGAATTTCATCTTGAACTCACGCTGGATAAGCCGGTCGTGACCATTAGCAATAAGCCAAGCAAACGCTTTCGGTTGATTATCCGCCTTGATATGGGCGCGGACGGTCTCGGCGACCGTTACCTTGTAGCCGTCGGCTGTAGTAAGTTCGCGCTGCCCGGCTTCGTCCATAAGCGCTGGGAGAGTATCCTCGGCGATCTTCCGAAGGTTCTGCTTGGCGACGTTGAAAGCTTCTTCCGCAGCAGCTACTTTTGCTTGGGCCTCCTTCATATCGACGACCGTCGCCGCTATCGACGCGAGCAGGTTATCGCCCGCCTCTACGCCGTCGTTTCCAAAGATATCTACATCAGCCATTAGCTATTCTCCATTTCTAGGCTCTTCTTGATTTTGATAAGGTCAGAATGTCCCAAGGGGCCTATACAACCCCCGGGGACGTCGGCCCTGGTAGGAAAGTCCAACGCTACTAGCAGACACCAGCTTTCAACTGGGACATACGAATAGTTTGGCGACACGTCTAATTGTTTACGCTCGCCGGTCTCGCGGTTTACGGCGTAGTGGGACCACTTCCCCGTGTCGCCGTCGTACTCTTCCTCGTAGTCGCTTTCAACATAAAAATCTGTTACATAAGCCACGTTGGTGCTCCTTTTCTACTTAGACGTTATACTTCCCCGAGGCGAGGCGGTCAAGCGTTCGTTATTGGTCTTCAGGGTCCGGATCGGACAGGTCTGCCTCAACCTCGACATAGGCCCCATCGCTCCACTGTAGGAAACGAACGGGGCCTCCAGAGGCGTCAGCCGCAATTGTAGCCACTAGGCTCATGATAATTGGATTGCCCACTAAGAGTACATAATCCTCCTCAGTGAAGTCCTCCAGCTTCTCCCTAAGCTCGTCGATTATTGGCCGCGTATTGAACGGCTTAACAGAAGAGGTTAACAAGAAAGTCATCTCCCCGAACGTCTCGGCCTTGAACAGGCTCGGGAACGTATCGACGAGACCGCCCTTGTTGCGGTCGTACCTCTGAGGTCGGTAGGGGACGAAAACTCTGGTGCTCATGATAGCCACTCTCGTAGGTTGTCACCGGTCACTTGCTTTGCGATATTGAACTTGGTCAAAAGCGCATTCAGCACATAGCCGTCGATAGTTGGCTCGCCCTTCTTCAGAGCGAGAAAGTCTGTATAGTTCACCGGGTTGGTATCCATACCCGCGCGGTGGTTCCGATCTTCCGATTGCTGCCTGTGGTCGAGGCGGAAGGTATTGTTGTAGTACCAAGTTGACTTCGACTTGTGAAGGGTGATCCCAGTCGATCCCTTCGCTTGGGTCGATACAAAGAACTGAGCGTCCTCCAGCGATCCATTCTGGAACTTATCCCGAGCCTCGGCTAGTTCGCTCTCGGTCGATCCGCCGTGGTACTCGACAGCGCGCCCTTTGATCTCCCCTTTCTTGTACATTCGGTTCAGCCGATCCTGAATGAGATCGACGTCCTGACGAAACCGGCTCCAGATGATACACTTATGAGGCATATCCCGGGCGGCGTCGGTCATAGCGTCCATCCTCGGGTTCCGGTCGTCAACAGGAACCAGGGTGACGTTCTCATCGTCGTCCTCCACCGGGAGGTAGCCCGAAGTTACTTGAGCAAGGCGGAGAAGGCGGACGATAGCAAGCTCGGCGAAGACGTCGCCCTTCTCAAGCTGGACGAAGTATTCCGTGCGCAATTCATCGTAGACCCGGCACTGCTTCGGTGTCATCTCGAAACGCAGCTTGTTATAGAGCTTCGGAGGGAGGTCGAGGACGTCCTCCTTGAGAACTCTGGTAGATATCTGCTTGACCATAACCTCTAACTCATCAAGGTTCCTGTAGCCCCGGCAGATATCGAAGGAGTGACCCTGCGGGCTCTTGATCTTAGCCCACTGCCCAAAGTATCGGGAGAATACGTGATAGTTGGAGAAGCGGTGGCCGTTCCAGAACTTCGAGTTCAGGAACTCAATTGGAGTGTAGACGTCCAGAGGCGAATTGGGGACCGGCGTCCCATCAAGGACCCGGCGCATACCCCCGAAGCCTCCTGCCTTGAGGAGGCTCTTCGTGATCTGGGCTTTCGGGTTCTTTATCCGACCGCTCTCGTCAAGAATGATCGCGACCTTCCGCTTCTGGAAATAGTTCCAAGCAAGAGTTTTTCCCTTCTCGGTCTTGAAGGCGTCGTAGGTCATAGACAGCCAGTTGAGGCCGTTCCCTTGAAGGACCTCCTTCGCTTCCCTCTGGAAGCCCTTATTGTTCGCCTTGTCGCTGTAGTAGGTGAACCGCTTCCCCGGGAACATAGGGTGGAGGTGGTAGGGAAGCTCGTCGCTCGTCCAGTTAGCGTGAACCCCTGACGGTGCTACAACTAAGGCTCCGTTGATATCCCCTTTTGCGTGGGCCCAGGAGACCGTATCAATGGTAAGCTTAGACTTCCCGGTCCCTTGCTCCCAAAAGATACCAAACTCCCGCTCATCGCGGGTCTCGCGCCAAATACGCTCTTGGTGTTCGAAAGGTTTGGTCTTGAAAGCGAACTCGGTCAATGGGGTCTCCTTTTCTAACTGAAGCCTGAGGGTAACTGGTCGGATCGCCCTAGTCTAGGGGCACCCAACAGACTTCATATGTTCATATGATTCATCTGGCCTAGGAAGGGTCGAATGAAACCTATTAATCCAAGGTACGTGGGGTTTTCATTACTTCTTTACTTCTTACTTAAAAATAGTCAGAGATATAAAGGAGAATGAAACTAAGGAACTGAAAACCTATCACATGACGCATGAAAGTAATGCTATCTGCTTCTTTTCTGGGCTTAGGGTTCATCCGTTTCATGACTTCAGCCTCGGAATGATCACTGCTAGGGCAACTATTACAGCGAGGGCTACCCCGCCCCCGACTAGGATCGTCTGGGAAGTTTCTCCTAATCCGGAGACAACCCCTGCAACTCCGCCCCCGCCGAGGACTGACCCGCCGATCTTAGCAACCCGGTCGATATTGAGATCACCAATAGTTTTCTGCATCTCTTTCTCGGGAACGACCTCTTTTACTTCTGGCTTCCTCGCCAGAGCAGCCAGAGTTGTATTACCAGCTATGCCGTCAACAGTGAGGTCGTTCGCGGCTTGAAACTGGCGAACCCCGTTCCAGGTCTCCTGACCGAAGTGTCCGTCAATTCCGTCCTCAGGAATAAACCCGAGGGTGGCGAGGTTAGTTTGAAGCTGCTCCACGGCGTTTCCTCGGGAGCCTAGGCGGAGAACAGTGGTTGAGCGAAGTCCACCAGACTGACGACGATAGGCACTCTCGATTTTAGCTGCGTAGACTGGCGCTTGGCCGGTTCCGTTGTAACGGGATGCGAAGGACAGCCAGTCGTGGGAGCGGAGGAACGTATCCAGCTCCTCGGTCACTACGAAGCCAACGAAGCCGAGGACTTGGTTATCCGCGCTCTCTTCGAAGGCCGAGACCATAGCGCGAGCGCTATCGTAACCAGCAATTTCGTAATTGAACCCCATTATCTGCGGAGCACCCCAGGAGCAAGCCCGATAGGCGGCTTCCACGTCGATGCTCTCGGCAACGTCGAACATACGTTGGCGTGCGGAGGTCGATACCTTCAGGGACCTCCGCCAAGCAGAACCGGAGCCTGGGTTGAACCCTAACTGAGCCCAATACTTCTTAGGGAAGTGGTGGGGCTCAAAGCGGCGCACCAGCGATCCGTTTGAGTTGTAAAATTTCCCTGCTGCCTCGACTTCAAAAACGGCCTTTACGGCAGCGATCTCGCAACCGAGGGTCTCGGCGACCTCGGCCCATAGGGTTACGCTAGGGGTCGTTCTCATGCCATCAATCCTCTAAAGTTTCAATCTCTTCCGCGTTCTGTGGGAAGAAGTCCCTTGTCAACCCTGAATAAAGCTCGCTGCGGACGTTCCAAAGTAGGTGGCAGCGATGAGTTGACCAGACGGTTACGAACGGCCCGATTGGTGGGTCTGGTTTGAATAGGGTCCACGGTCCGAACTCTTGGGAGCCAGGAGGACGAGTATCTCGAACGTCGTCGGGCTCAAACTCAAGTTGAACTATTTTCGCCGGATCGCGGTGGTTTGTTGTCGTGAAGGTAGTCTGGACCCAATCGCAGTGTTCTTTCGACTTGGGCTTGAACATCACGCCTTTTATTTGGGTGACGCCGTTCGACTTCGGGATTATCTTCGTGATCTCGAACTTCCCAACGACCGGGAAAAGAGCAGCATCAATCCGAGGACCTATGTAGAAGAAGGTCGCAGTCGATACCAGAAACGCACTATATAGCGCCCAACGCGTAACTGCTCGCAGTACTACAAGTTTCTTTTCGTTCTGCTCCGTAGTGACGTGAAGCTCTTGCTCGGTCATCTTCCCCTCCCGACCTCGATAACGGGCCAAATAATCTCCCACCAGACGAAACCGCCCAACGCGAGGATTATACCACCGGCCCAGATAAGGGCGGTGCGGAGGCGACGACTTTCTTCCTGTTGCTTGGCAAGTTTGTAGGCGTGGAACTCATTACGGAGCGCTACCATATCCGCCTGAAGCTTAGCGATCTCCTGCTGCTCGGTCATTACTCAGCAGACCTCACGTCTTCAATACCGTTGCGGTAGTATTCGATCTGAAGGGACGCCTCTCGGACGTATCGAGTAGTGTCAGCCAACCATATGAGCAATTGCTCGTACTGATCAGACGTAATGGCGTAGAATTTACCTTCCGGAGTATTAACAACCTTCCATTCAGTTGGTGGCTCAGTTTTAATTCCGGCGGGTACAGGTATCAGGACGACGGTCGCGGTTGGAGCCTCAGTCGGGACAGTCTTCACCACCAGCTCCTGCGGAGCACCGCAACCGGCGAGCAGCGTCACCAAAGATAACGTTAGCGCGATCAGCAGCAGCTTCGGGCTCGAGTACGTCGTTGAGTTTCTCAAGAGCATCGTTCAGGTTCTCCATTTCGTGCCCGGAGCGCTGGGCGATCAATTCTTGTTCCCTTAGAACGGCTTCCGCCGCAATCAAAGCTGTTTCCCATCTTATAGCTTCTTGCTCCAAATAGTCAATTGTAAGCGTCTGAGTTTTTACTGCAACAATAAGACGCTCTCGCTCTGCCCGGAGGTCGTTGATCTGATCTCGTTGACGGTCGAAAGCCCAGAAGAGGAGGAGGACAGCAAGTAGAGCCCCGCCCCAGACTAGCAACTTCATTGGTAGTTGGGTATATTTCTTGAGGAGCCAAACTCCAATCCCAACAGGGCCAAACCCCAACAAGGGGAGGAGGTCCCAAAGGAGACCAAAGGAGAGGCTTTCTAGGATCGCAGTTATCATTTCATTTTCCCTTGCTCGTAGGCGCTCACGCCGAAGTACGCAAGAACTATTGACGTCAGCATTCCGCCGACGGGTAATACAATCCACTGGACAAGAGCAACCCGAGCTGCGGCTTCATCAGAGCCCAACGCGTACCCTACTAGAAGGGACGAAAACACCACAATATAGTAGAACGAGCGCCAAGCCATTTTGCGACGGTTCGAGAAGCGAAGGTCTAGCTGTTTTTGCGTTATCTCTGTCACGTTGTTATGTCCCCGATCATCTTGTAGGTATCCGCCGTGTTGGACGGTATCAACGAGAAAGACGAATTCTGGCCGTTGGACTTTGTGGCTGAGGACTTGGATTCAATCGTCGCTGTACCGGAGACGGTGATCTGACCTGCTCCGCCAGCTATAACCTCAAGAGGTCCGGAAGCGGATAGCCCAGTGTTCAAAGTCAGCGTGATGGCAGCAGCGTTATTCATTTCAAGAGTACGTCTGCCATTGAAGTCAGCTGAGGTGAGCGTTCGTGAGGTTCCTGTGTCTTCAACGTATTCGACGGCGTCCTCTGAGCTCTCTAGTACACCCATGCTGAAGAAGGTGCTGTCACTGTCTGCTATATTACCGGAGGAGAGTGCGAAAGTCAGTCTGTATATATCGTCCGCAAGTAGCTCGTAGGCACCAGACGACATGACTGCTCCGTCTTGCGACGCAAAACCGCCCTGGGCGATTTTTGTCCAAGACGAGCCTCCGTCCGTTGAGACTTCAATATAGCACGCACCATTACGGTTTCCGTCTAGTTTCATTCCAGCGTTGAATATTGCGTACTTACCATCCAACGAAGCTGGAACAGTAAACCGATTAGAAGCGAAAGCCCCTTCTGTATCAAAAAGTTCAGTCCCAAGATTAACTTCTGTTTCGACAAAAGCCGTGTAGGACTGTGTCGTCGAGGTAGTGGCGCGAAAGCCTTTAAAAGCCACGGGCATCGTCCCTCCGCCGGACATTGCCTCAGGCTGTGGTCCGTCGTCGTAGCCTATGCAGCGAAGATAAGTCCGACCTCCGCCGACCCCAGCAGAGTAAACTCCGAAGCCAACTTCGTCAATATCGGATATTGAATGGCTACTGGTAGTCCCAGAAGATACTTGAATCCAATCAAGTCCGTCCATAGAAACATAAAACGTGATTGCCGTCCCGACCCTAGTGACCCGCATATAAAATTTATCAACACTCGAAGGGAACAACCCAACTCTTTCGTTAGAAATAGTTGTATCGAGAACATTCGGAGAGGTGTTGGTCCAGAATTGTAGTTCGACGTTTCTCCCAAAGCGATACAACTCAACAAGTTTTATTCCGGATGAGGAGTTGCCGCAGAAGATAGCTAGCGAAGCGTCATTATCGTCAACTATAGAGCCCCTTAGGGTGAAGACTTTATCAAAGTCGGCACCTAGCGTTACGGACGCCGCAGCAAAAGAGGCGTTGTCATCAGCGTCGTGGTCAATCATCCAAGTACTGTCAGCAGCATCGTAGGCGTTAGTCACCGGTGTTCCGCCGTTCTCAACCGTGAAGATATCCCCAGGACGAGTAAACTTAGCGAAGCCTAGATGACTAGCCTGTGGTCCTCGACCTACAAAGTCAGCGAGTTCGCCGAAACTAACTTCCCTGGAATTTGCTCCAACCTTAGCATGGAAAATCTCTGTGCCGTCTAGGGGCAACTCGGTTGTAGTTAGGTCACTGATTTCTTTATTAGCCATTATACTTCATCTCCGCTAAGTGCGACACCATCGACGCCAGATTGCTGATCCCCGGATACCAAAAGAGTATCGTTTCCTGAATTCATGTCCCCCGATAAAGCCTCAAGGCTTGATAAGTTGAACGGCAACCAGGCGTAGTATAGACTGGACTTTGTATCCCCGGAAGCCCTCCGGCTGTACAACCTTATTTCACCAAGCGATCCGCTTGCGGTTGTTAGGTCTAGGGAGTACGGCGAGGTGATATTTGAAGCGTCAAAGGATACGTCTTGGACGCCGTCCACCCACACCTCAAGGTCGTATTCCTCAGTCTGGTCCGGGGTCTCCGTTGGGCTCGTCTCAAACGGGATAAGGGAGGCCTCCCGGTTAGAAGAGAACCAAGTCAAATTGGCTGCGCCAGTAGGCTTTATCTGAGTAACAGAAGTGCCTCTGGTTCCACCTAGGGCGAGGTTACGGGGGCGAAGTGGTCTGTTGGCTACCTCGTTCAGTGCGTAGCTCAACTCGGTCTCTGCCCCGGAGCTACGAACCGCAGCCCCGACCCGATCAAGCACCTTGTAGTAAATCGTACTGTCGTCAGCAATAAGTCCGGCGAGATCGCCGTGGCCGAGGAGCTCAAGGGTTAGAATGAAGAATTGGCTGTTCGCTGAGTGGGCTACTGGGGTGGTGCCTAGCAAGCCCCGATACAGGGTATCTAAGGTCCAAGACCCTCCGCCGTTATCCGTCACCCCTTCATAGGCCATCCATTCACCATTGGCGTAGAGGATACCGGCCTCTCCAGATTGGACTTCCTCTGTAGTAGCAGCGGAGGGAGTTCCGAGGGCGTCTAGGGAACCTCCAACGACACCCGTCAACGTGACCCCTGCTTCGTGTATACCGTCGTTCAAGCCCGCCGATTGAGCGAGGTCAGAGGACAGCGCACCAGAGATCGGGAAGAGGACGTCAGAAGGGTCATAGTAGTCTAGCTCGCCCGAGGCCGGTCCAGCTAGGAGATCAAACCCGGAAGAGGAGTTCTTCGGCTGGAGGGGAAACGGAATGAGGGCCGCAGTATCATCCTCAACCGGCCACTCCAGTTTCTTACCGAAGAAACGCGGCATTTCGGCGATTTCCGTGGTTAGGGTCTCTGGGTATGGGCGACCGTCCACCCAACCAGTATCAATAGGTGCTGATAGAACAACCTCGGCTGCAGCGAAGATATCCTGGACAACCTCAATAACGCATTTGTTGTCAAGTAGTTCCCCCATATCAACCTTCTGGACCCGGACGATCACTTCGGTGATACCGTACTCTGGCCATGAGACCTTGAAGACGTCCCCCGGCTGAAGGCGGTATCCATTCCGGTTCATCTCTAATTTCATCTTGATGAGCGGTGTGGAAAGAACCGAAAGTTCCCTAGCAGCTAACTTCGCGGCTAGCGTCGCGTCATAGCAGAACGGGAAAGACAGATTGGCCGTCCGAGCGGAGAACGATCCTCCAAGCATACCCTGTAGAGCCATGTCTTGGGCAATAGCGACCTTTGATCCCTCGCTGACCCGGGAGGAGTAGGAAACTTTTACCTGGGTCCTGACTTCTTCCCAAGAGGTCTTCTGATAGCTTTTAACAGCAATTATATCGTCTTCGTCGTAAACCGAGAGGTCACCCGGAACATAGTCGTCCCTAATGACCTTCAAGTTGATCTTTCCCGTTGACGGGTCCTGGTACATAACCCCGTCAATTTGACGAAGTATTTCTTGTATAACCCCCTTCGCCGCCTTCGGGCTCGTAACAAGAACAGACATTCCGTTTTCTTCAGCTTCGAGAACGGCGTCCACTTCGTCAAAAGAGCTGATCTCAATATCGGAGGTAGCGAGGCCCAATCCGGACCATTCGTCAGTGAGTATTGTGTACAGGGCTTGGACCGGGGAAATATCTTCCCCGCCCGAGGTTGCTGCTTTTCCGTCCGCCGTTGGACCCCAATAGTTATCGTTTATATAACGAGCAAGGAGAAAGTCCATGCGACGAATGTTAGGGCTTTCCCCTATGTACTGATTGGCAAGAACGATATGCGAAGTTCCTCTGTAGGCCGGTACATTACCCGATCCTAAAGAGGTTTCAAGGTCGCTGTCCACCGGCTGGAGGAAGGACCCCGGATAGAAGGAGAAGTCCCCAACCCAACCGCCTCCGCTTTTACGACCACCAAAAAGCTCGGGTTCGTTTATTTGGCTGTACACCTCGGATATGGTTTGGCCCTTAACGCTTACAGTAACCAATTGGACGTCAACATAGAGGTTAGTGAAAAGAGAAAGCGTCGGTGATAGCTGTCCCGCATAACGCAGGTATCTAGCTCCTACAGGGGCTGTAACCTCTGCGAGGCTCAAGTCCATAGCAATCGTCGTACCGGTCGCGAGCGAGCTCATAGCAGCTGCCCCCTCAATTGGAAATACCAGAGAGGTCCCGTCTTCTAAGACAGTGAAATCTGTGTCCAAGACGTATGACCCGTCGGAGGGTCCCCCTCCAGCCAACGGGGTCTTCTCAGCTCTAACCTGATAGTCAAATTTAACTTTGATAGCCCCAGCCAGGGCAAGGGTGTCATATTGCTCGGCGGTGAGCCCGGTCATGGATAAAAGGTCTATGTAGTCATAGTTCAAAATAGTGGAGGAAGTTGGTATGGTCGTTGCTGTCCCCGCCACCTCATACTCATCTGTATACTCGGAGGTGCCGTCGAAGACCTCCTCTTCATCTATGAAAATTGATTTCAATCGAACGTCCGGTCCTAAGCAAAGGCCTAGGTCGAGGCTCAGATAATACTTGTGTCCAACAACAACTTTTTCTGAAGAGAAAAGTCCAGTCTTCACCTTCTCAGTTATCGCCCGGGTCTCATAGTCTCCGTACCAAAGTGTGTTCGGGGCGCGCATGCGAATACAGCCCAATAGGAGAGGGATCGGTGAGTCTTCGGTCGCCCGGGGAAACTGATCGGGCTCTAAGTTTTCTGCGCGGGCATCCTCGAACTCAGGCTTGGGAGCGAGGAGCGCCGTAGCAATAAAGGATACAACAAAAAGAGCTAAGTTCCACCAAATCATAGTTTGCTCGCAAATGGATTACGGGGAGGGACAAGAGGGAACCCACCGAAGTTCAGACCGTTATTGAATTTAGTCTTACAAGTAGGGTGGGAGTGATCGCAGCCTTGGCGGATCGTTACGGCATCAGTCGCGGAAAGATTAGCAAACGGAAACGCAATCGTCAAAGTCGCTCCAGAGGCTGATACAATCATGCGGCGTTCGTTGCCTGAAACAATCTCCCCCGCGACGAGATCGGCGTCCGCAAAAGGTTGGCTATTTACCACTACTGTGTTGTCAGAACCCACGGAAGAAACGGTTGTTACTTCTTCGAAGCTGGAGGGGTCAACCTGACAGCGGCTATCGTAAAGTAGGTGATTGCAAGGGGCTTGGTATTTCGGAGCCGGTGCAAGCCCGCTCAAAAGGTACGAGAAGACGCTCGGAACTCTAAGCTTGGCAGTCCGGCCTGATACGCTCCACGAGAGGACCTTACCAATCCACATTGTTATGTAGTCATCGGTATCGCTCAGGTGGGCTCGGTATAGCACCAGGGTTAGGGCCGGAGGCGCGGTTGAAAAGACGTATTCCGTCACCATAGGGTGGTCGAATGGAAGCTCAATGTCAATAGCGAGATCAGCGTCCTCTTGGGTCCCGTTCTCAACTGCCGTCCGGCTCATCGTAACAGCTGAGTAAGTTCCATCTATATTGGTGACGTCTTTCCCGTAGGTAGTCAATCGGTAGGTATTGAACGTTCCAACAAACTCGAACAGTTCAACCGGTTGGGCGGAGGCGGAGCCAACTTCTGTTGCTGCGAATGCCATAGTTAGCCCTCATCGGTTGTCCTGATTTCGAAAGATACTTTGCTTTCGGTGTGGTCGTGCGTCCACACAATCCTATCGGAAGCCCTCGCTTTAAGCAAGTAGCTGATCCGTGCGACGCTTGTGACCTTCGCGTCGTTAGGGAGATTAGGGGAAAAGGTAACGGTAACAGGCCCCGATCCAGTCGATCCCGAGATCGTATGCCTGGATTTGGTTCCATCGGAGTAAAGGATTTCAAAATGAGAACCCATAGAGAAGGCATGAAATAAAGTGTCGGCGTCCGCTTGGTCAATCGACATAGTAGTACCGTTCGCAACGAGGGTCGAAGCGAGCGTCATATCTTTTAGTTGGGTGGAGATCAGAAATGGCTTCCAGCTTCCCCGGATCGTATCAAAGAACACAGCCCAATAGTCAAAGTCTGTCGCATCGCGGATGCGGTCCACCTTGAAGGTCCTGCGACCTTTTATCTGAGCATGACTATGGCGGGTCGAGATATCTTTCACTCCAACGTCGTAGTCTACGACCTCCCGGACGAACTCGAAACCCTCTGTGCCGCCGGAGAGCGCCGTCCGTTCGAGGATTGGTAGACCGTCCAGAGTTGTTAGGCTCTCGGCGTTATCCGCCCGGATAATTGGTGTCTGGACCCAACTCTCGAAGTTGGCCTCCATTCCACCTGTGATCTGACGCCAGCCGAAGCCAGAGCCGTTATCAACCAAAGTATTCATACCCTTTACGGCGAACCAGCTGGTGTCGATATCGTTCACTGTGTTCGTAGCCAAGTTCGCACCGTCGGAGTTGATCGTCGTGGTATACATTACCTCGCACGCTCGGGTCGTAGGGTTAATCAGTACAAGAGGCGCTCCGTCTGACAGCTGTACCGTAGCTGGGCCGAAGTACACACGAGAAGCTCCGGAGGAGGTCTCCTGTGTTATACGCGCAGCGTAGGGCCAGATTGGGTTGATCCCGGGGGTATCGAGCACCGTCATCAGGTAGGACGTGAGCTCTCGTCGCTCCTCTTGGGTTACGACGGCGAAGTCTGCCGAGACCTTGACCCGAGGGTCGCCTCTCAAGGAGATGCGGCTCTCTGTGCCGTTATGGGTCGTTAGAATGTCGGTGAGGTAGCTCCACTCCTCGGTGATAGGCACCTCGGGGAAGATGTTCAGGCATGCTGGCATAGATTACGCCCCCAGTACAGAGCGGATCGCTCGGGCGTTTCGTTCAATACCTCGAACGATTGCTGTATCGCCTTCGGACCCTCCGAGGGCTCCGGCAATATCTGCGGGAGAGATAACCACAGCGACGTTCGTCTGAGGAGCCTGTTGTACGACCTGGGCCGGAGCGTCCGACTTAGACTGCTGGCTAGGGGTTTCAATGGAGACCCGCTCCCCGGGAGTAGCCTTGAAGGCCACTAGCTGGCTATCAGGACCGCCTTGGCCCGCAACCATAGCCTCCCCGCCGGTCTTAAACCCAAGCAAGCCCCCGATACCGCCGCCACCGCCGCCGCCGAACAGGGAGGACAGACCACCGCCTTTGAATAGCTGAGCAAACAGCTGGTTGGTCGCGAGCTTCAGAAGTTGGGCGAAGAGGTCTGAGAAGAACTCTCTGATGTTGAATTTACCGGTCTTGGCGAACTCGACGATTGAATCTGAGAGGCTGTCAAAAGCCCCCACAACAAAGTCTCGAACGTTCTCACCGAGCTTCTCAGTCTGACCTGCCAACTGCTCAAAGGCTGCTTTAAGGCCACCTTTGAAAGTATTTTCGACCTCATCTGCAGCCTCTTTAACCTTCTTTAGGTTCCCGGTAGCAGCGTCGCCAACACTATTGATCGTCGTCGTAGGGTCAGCCTCCTCGCTATCGAAGTTTTTAGCATTCCGGTCAGCGTCAATCTGATCAGCTCGCTTGAGGATAGGATCGACGACCGAGCCAATGTAGTCCGCCCCTAAGGCGTCAGAGAAGGCTCCAGCCACCTCTGCTGCAACTTCTCCTGCGGCTCCGCCCACTTGAATCTTAAATCCGGACAGGTCTACATTGCCGATTTTTGACGCCAGTGAGCCACCAGTAAGAGCGTCGATCCCGCCGAGAAAGCCTTTGATGCCTCCTGTTATAGCGTTCAAGCCTTTCTCTACGATAGCAACCAAACCGTTCACAGCGAGGGCACCAGCTGCTTTCAAACCCGCAGGAAGACCTTGCTTGAAGATCAAGCCCGCCGCCTTAACGAAGCCTACAACGATACCGATCTTCTTATTTACGGCGTTCTTGAGGAAAGATACGGTTGCGGACCATACCTCGGCTATAGGGCCGACCAGATCGGCGAAGAAGCCCCCTATGGATGAAATAACGGGTCCTATCTTGTCGCTTATGAAGCTTCCAAAGGCAGCAGCCTTTTCCCCTATGATCTGGAACGTTGCTTGGCCGATATCTAAGAAGCGTTGAAAGGCTTTTCCGACGCCACCAAGTTTGTCCTTGAAGGTAAACAGAGCTGTCCCGGCTAGGATCAGAAGATTGATCAGACGACCCAGGGGAGTAGCCCCTAGCAGCTTGAGGAAACCTCTGAAGACGCTGGAGACAGTCTTCAATACCCCTCCGAAGGCTGCTGCTCGGACAGACGTTGCCCCAAGGGCTAGTTCGAGAGCGATTACCTGTTGAACGTAGGACGTTACTAGGAGGGCCTTGCGGCGAGCAAAGGCTAAAGCCAAAGCAGCACCAGCCAACGCTGCGGCTCGGACGATAAGGTCGAGGCTGGTCGCAACTCCGAGGATCGCCTTGGCTATAATACCTGCAGCACCAGTTCCCTCGTTGAAGTCCTTGATGAGTTGTATGAAGTTGTTTCGAAGAACCTGGAACGACTGCCCGATAGTTGGGTTCGTCTTCGCAAAGACTTCGGCTATAGCATCCTGTTGAGACAGGATGCCTCGGAAGAACTCGTCCGAGGTGATCGCTCCAGCTACGACCAATTGTCTCAGCTTAGCAACCGATCCTCCTGCTGCGTCGATCCCATTGGCGGCGGCTTGGGCAATTGGAAACGCACCCTCAAGGATCGAGTTGAATTCTTCTGCCCGGACGATCCCTGAACCGAGAGATTGCCCCAACTGAGTCAGAGCGCCTCGGGCTTCGTTTGCTGCCGAGCCCTGGGTCGCTAGACCCTTCGCAACGGTGTCTACGAAGTTGAACAAGTCCTCTTGGGAGGCCCCTAGCTCCTTAGAGGCGATAGACGCACGCAAGAATACCTGACCTAAGTCGTCAACTGAGACCCGGGCTTCATTCGATATCCCAACAAGACGCTCGAAGGCTCCATCAATTCGACCAACTGAGGACTCAGCGATCTTAATTTTGTTCTGTAGGATCGTTGCTGCGTCAGAGAGGCGAGCGATTTCGCGAACGGCGAGACCACCTCCCAACAGGCGCATGGCGCGGTTGAGGAGCGTCACCGCGCCATGCGATCTTTGCGCGTCATCCCCTATGCCCCGGATATTACGCCGGACAGTCCGAGAGCCGCGCTCAGATACGATAATCTGGATGCGTTCTGTACTCATTTAAGAATGCCCCCTTTTCGGACTGCGCGGGAACCTGCGATTGCTGCCTTCTCTACGAAATTTGATGGCGCTTGCGCAGACGATCCTTGGTTCAGTATCGAAATATAAGGGAGATTGTTTTGAATGTAAATATCTTGACCGTCTCTTGCGCGGCTAATTGCCGCCTTGCCTTGAGCGATTGCGGCCGCAGCGTTTGCGCCCTCTCCTTTTCCAAGTCCATCCCCAGGGGAGTAAGCCTCAGTTTCACGAGTATTAGCAAACCCCGAGGAGACAATCCAGTTGGATCGCGCCCGTCCGGTATCTACTGGAGTAGCAAGGACGACGGCTTGGTCGATAGCTAGCGCGGCTTCCCGGACGATCCGAGCCGCATTGCGAGGGGCACGGTCGGCGAGGGATCGAATACGTCGCGAGAACCCTCCCAGACTGTTAGCCATTCCCCTTATCCCTTTTCGCTTTCGCCGAACACTCTTTCAAGTACCGGTTATCCATAGTCCTTACATGGTACATCACGTCGTCTTTTTGGTCTTCCTCTATCCCGTAGAGTTCGCACCAGTCGTGGATATCGCGCCACGGTATCGGTCCTTGTTCAAGCCCAAAGGCTCGCCCTGAATTCAATTCGAAGAACGCGCTCATGAAGAGCTGGTTCCCCATATTCAAATCCGGCGTATTGGCGAGCCGTGGTGGCAAGTCGGTCCCCTCCATCATACACTGACGGATGATTCGTTGATCAGCTGGGGACCGGTTGAGCCATGCTATTAGGACCGCTTCGAGTTTCCCGCCTCCGCCTCCCGAATATCCTCTTTATAGAGGTCAGACTTCGTGGTCTGGGCCCGAATATCGGCGAACAAGTCAGGAAGGTACTTGAACGCTTGAGCCACAGCCTCGGCGGAGAACTTCACAATTGACCCGTCTTCAGAGTGGAGACCCGGGGCCCATACCCGGTCAGCGTCTTCTTCCGGGAGGTCCTCTTCGTTTTGAATAGGATCACCCTTATCGTCAACAGCGACTTCCCAGCCCAATACAACAGAGCGAGAAAAGGCTTGGCGCAAAAGCTCTTGGCCCTTCGCTTCAGGCAAGGTCTCGGCGTCGATCTGACGCTTGTAGGGCTTAGACAGGGCGTCCAGCGTCTTCTGCCAATTAATATTTGCTCCCCCAGCTCGGGCGCACTTGAGACGGAAAAGTCCGTAGTCAAGCGTGATGCCTGACTTTTCCAGGTTGGCGTTGGTTTTGAATTGTTTGTACATCGCGGGGCTCCTCAGCTATGCGATTGAAGGGAAGGAGAGGCGACCGGTCGCCTCTCCAGGGTCGTTAAATATCGGCTGCGTCGGGAAGATACTGAAAGAAGTTTAGACTCAGCGTATGGTCCATATCAGTCGAGATTGAAGAGGCAGTCGCCGCATCGAGAGTAAGCGGAATTTTGATTGCAGCATCTTGCTCCACGTTAGGTCTCCCGTCGCCCAGGCTCAACAGAGGTATGTCGATAACAACACCGGCGTTCTCTTTAACCATAATGGCGTCCAAGGTAACGTCCGCGTTGTTGCGAACCGCAGAGACTGCGGCCACGTCCGAGAAGAAGGCGGTGATGTTACCGCTGACGGTAAACGTACCTGCGGTTACGTCAAATGAGCCGAGAACGCCGATAGCTTTTTCTTGGGTCAGATTGTTGTTAACCTCAAGGCTAAACTCTTCAACAAAGGCGAAGAGCGCCACCGGAGCTTCGTCTGTATCGGATACTGTGGAGAGCTTGATCCGGGAGACGTCCGATGAGGTATTGAAGGCGCTCTCGCTGGCCAGAGTGGGCCGAGTACCTGACTTCACTCCAGTCGCCCCAGTGCGCTGTTCAGCGTCCAGGGATAGGAAAGAAAGTTCGGCGGTAAGTAGGGAGGCCGTAGAGAAGTCAACGCTCAGGGTATTACCTACAGAGCCGGTTAAATATTCAGACTGAATTTGAGACAGGAATGAGTCGTCAGGGGCACCCAAGGTACGCTCAAACTGGTAAGACGTTCGGACAATGTCAGCACCAGTCTTGTTTCTGTGGGATCGTCCAACGAAGAGACGGACAGTCAGACCAGTTCCGGTCTCCGTTACCATCGCCGCGACCGACTTGTCGATTGTGATTGCGTTCGCCGTTACCGAGCGGATACGCTTCCAACCGTTGTTAGCAGCCGTTGCGAACTGGTCAGCAGCAAGGTCGCCGCCTACATGGAACCAGTCTCCAGCAGATAGATTGAGGGTCGTGAAGTCCAAGGTCGAGGACGTAATGATCGGAAGCGAACCGGAGGCGTCAACGTCGAGGTCGGCAGAGCCCGCTTGGACACCTACCTTTTCGAGGGTCGCAGTAGCTGGCGGCGTTTCGTCAACAATAGTTTCAACCACTGAGATGTTAGTGTCTGCGGTCAAGCCGTCGATCTCTTTCAGGCCATTGTTCGCTGAATTTGTGAAGCCTTTGGCAAAGATAAGATCGCCAACCGCGAAGACGTCAAGGCTGTCTGCTGCGTCGTACTCGTCAGCAGTACCATCAACGTTGGTCACTTCACCTGACCCGCCGAATTGTACGGCTAGATCAGCAGCAGAGAACATGAAGGATGGCAGCAACTCTTGGAAGTTGCTTTGGGTCATATCCTGGGCCCACGAACCAGAGGCAGTGAGGTCTACAATAGAGCCTTTCTTCCGCTGGCGAGAGGGGTTGATCGGGTTACGGGCGAGAGCCGTTAACTCCCCACCGAAGTCGTTGAACGAGTTAGGCTCAAGTTCGAGCCAGATCGGAGAGCCCGCAAGGGTCCCAATAGAAACCTCCACCGAGTAGCGGAGACCCACCACGTTGGAGTCAATTTTATTTACCGCAGCCATAGTGACAGCCTCCTTGGTTTCATTTCACTTCGTCGTATTCAAACGCGACGGCGATATTGGTCTGACGGAAACCCCCGCTTTGACCTACGGGTGTTGGGCCAGAGATAGTTCTGAACCAAATTCCGCCGAGCCGAACGCCCTCAAAAGCATCCGCCACAATCTTAGCGAGATTGGTTGGGGACGTCGAGCCCCCAGATAGCGGCGTGAAGAGCTGAATGGACAACAATCCGTCGCGTCGGAATTTCTTATTGGAAGTGCCGAAGCCTGACTGGTTCCCGCTGATAATATCGTACTCAACCCGCATCCAGTTAGCAGCCGAAGGCGGCTTGAACTTACGATCAGGCCAGGCAACCCGGGATATCGTCTCCCCTGAGCCTACCCAAGCGTCGCGTAGCGCAGCAAATATCAGGTCCTGCGCTTCTTTGTAGGTATAGCTCATAGGCCGATCCCCACAAAATACAATATCTTTTGTGCACCGTCCGGAGCGAGTTCTCTCGTGAACACGATACCGTGGTCGTCGCCCTGGTACTCGACGTGAGTGAAGTTCTTTGGCTCAACAGTTCCGTCTCCGGGAGCCACGATCAAAACGACCGTCGTCCTCTGGATAAGGTCGTCGGATAGGGTCTCAAGCCCAAGGCGGTTAGCCGAGGAGGGCTCGACGGCCACTGCGTGTAGCTCTCCTGTAGTTGGGGCGTCGCCCGCCTCCCAAGGCTTATTCGCGTCAGCCGGAGTGCCGTCCGATCCCTTGAAGGTGAACGCGGCTCCCTTCGCTTCCACTAGTCGGTTGGCGAGGGCTATCTGTCTGGTGTAGTCGGCCATTAGCGGTAGACCCCGCCGTTGCCTCCGCCCGTTATGAGATCACTCATTAAACGGTCGGCCATGGGGTAGGGCTTGATCAGTTGGCCTAACAGAGCGCCATCCGCATAGACGGTCTCTTCTTCGAGTGGGCCGAGCTTCTCTTTCTTTCGGGTGACGACCTTCCCGGTCGAGTCAATGCTCGGGTCAGGCAGGAGCGCCGCTGCGATGGCGCGGTTAGCGTATTCGGCGATGGCCTCTTTCAAGGCGGTAGGGATACCGAGGATCGGAACCCCGTCCCGGCTGTAGGCGTTTACGCGCGGGAAGCTCAGCGCCTGTTCGCCTTCCAGAGTTCCACTAGTCAGGGTAGACGTAGCTGGGACAATATCAGCAGCGGTCGAAGAGATCGCGATCTCGTTTCCGTCTTCTCCCGCAGTAATGGCCGTCAAGCGGACGTCCTCCGTCGAAGAGAGAACCTCGGCAGTGACTTGGGTATTTGCTACTGTCCCGGTCCCGTAGGCCGTGCCCGATCCGGAACCGGCGTTGATAGCAGCAACAATATTTGAGGCTGTGGTTGCCTTGTCTGCTCCGATATCAATATCGTAAGCCGTCGCCGGGGCGTCTTTGAAGGTGTAGACCTGAGACCCTATAGTCAAGGTCTCGTCCTCGACCGGGATTGCTTCCACGCTGATAAAGATACTGGCCGGGATATCGACGGAGACGAAAGCTTTGGAGCCTTTGAAGCGTCCGTTGTTCCGTCTCTCGGCGTAGTCAGTCGCGGCTATGATAGCCGCTTTCCGAACGACGAGAGACGCCGCAGACCAAGCTGTTGCGTCGTTCCGTTGGGTTAAATAGTCCCGAACAAATGCTGTGTTGACGTACCCGTTGGCGTTGTATAGACCGGTTCCGTCCTCAACTACCAGCGTCATGGGTAGGCTCCCCGTCCTCGGTGTGTCTGATGTACAATAACCCGGGAGCCGTAGCACTCAGCGTTCACAGTGGGTTGGATAAAGATTTTTCCGCCGTTCGCGACCCAGGTGTCTAAACAGTAGGCCGCTGTGGTCCAAGTTTTGAACTTATCGTCTGAACCTACCACCGAATAGTGACGAGAGTATAGCGGTACACCAGATGGGTCGCCAACGTCAATCCAGCTATCCCATTCCCAGGCACCATTACCGGAAGCTCGGCGAATTGTGGTCTCAAAGGTGACCATTAGGCCAGAACCCACAACCGGGCCTATTATAAAATCGTCCGCCGTGTCCCAAAGAGCTGTGACGCCTGTGGGAAGCTCCGCTGTGCGAGCTACCCCTCCGTCAATCTGAATCTTGTTAGGTACTCCTGCAGTAAGAGCCTGGGGAGAGACGTCCGTGAACGTAGTATCTTGGTAATCGGCCCAACCAGTCTGGCCGAGGGAGGAGACGAGCAAGTCCCGAAGGTCTTGGGCGCTAATTCCGGCTGTCTGGCCGTCAGCGAACTGAGTGGCAAGAAGGGTCGCAAGGGGGCGTACTGTATCAACCATCAGTCGAACTCCGTCGTGAACTCGGCACTGAACGCGCCTTCTGGTGCAGAGGGTGACCCAGCGAGGACCGCCCGAGCCTTCCGTCTCTTATTAGCGTAATAAAGAGCGTGGCGCACCCGTTGACTCTTCAACCCGCCGTGAGGCGACTTGGGGAAAATCGACTTGGGTGCGAGACGCTGGATCATTATTCTTCCTTAGCAGGCGGCGCTGCGAAGTTCGGACGGGTAGAGCCCGGAGCCGCCTTCCGCGCTGACATAGCCGCGTCGAGAGGGGATAAGCCGTGGACGTGCTTGCCGAGGTCGGGCCCAACGGCCTTCGCTATCTTCCGGGCGCTTTCAATACGAAGACGCCGCTGGTCCTGTTGCGACTTGATATAGCGCATGCGCTCTTTCTGGTCCGCATGCGGGTCCTTGTTCTTTTCTTCGACCTCATGGAGTTTCGCAGCTTCTTGCGCGAGCTTCTGCTGGACCATTTTCAGACGTTCGATCTCCGCCCCAATCTCGTTGCCTGCTTTGTCAAGCTCGGCAGCGCGGGAGACGGGTTCCGGGTGAGTGCTGGATAGATGTGCCATAGCGGCTTTTAAGCCGTCGTCAGTCGGCTCGTCGTCAGTCGGCTCGTCGTCCGGGTCGATTGTACCTTCTTCAGATGCGTCGTCCTCGGCGGGATCGACGACCTCGTCGGTGTTTTCATCAAGCACCGGGAGGTCGCCCTGATCGCCGTCTAACTCAGGAGGCGTCTGAGCTCCATCATTTTCGGGGATATCAGATACACTTGGATCACCTCCTTCAGCTGCTTCGGTTTGGATAATCTCTTCCACGTCCGGGTTAGACCGGGAAAAGTGGGGTGCTGCAGCCTTCACTTCAGCACGTGTTACCTTTTCCCCGAGATGCTCTTGGATGGCGTCAAGGCGGGGGTCGCCGTCGCTCGTCCATAGAGTATCATCTTCGAGGTTCAGCTCATCGAGAGCCGCTGCGATCTGCGATTTGTTAGCCATGGGGGTTCTTGCTCCAATAAGGGTTGTCGGAGCGATACTAGACCGCTCCGACCGTTAGGTCAATTAGTCGTCGCCGAGTACAATGTAAGCAAGGTCAACAGAACCTGATACAGTGACAACAACGTCCTCGCCGTCGGTTACTTCGTCAGCGTCCAGAAGGACGTTGAGGTTGATTTCGCCTGTACCCGCCGTGTTGTCAAGGATCGACTGAGTGGCGTTCGCTACGCGTACTGGACCTGCCACTTCCGAGGAAGCTGCCGGGATCGCAGTTGAGGCGATGACGTCGTCATCAGCTCCGGAGATCGTCGCGTCATCAGCAGGGGTTGATCCAATACCAAAGTCGCCTTGGAAGTCATCAGCAAGATTGGCAGAGGTCGGGCCGGTGAAGGTTAAGTTCGCCACGGCACCCAAAAGCAAAATGTTACCTTCAGTGAGTCCTGCGAGAACAGTTGTGGCGAAAACAGCAACGCCGGTTGAACCTGTGAGCGTTAGCTCTTTGTTTATAGGCAACCGGACATTTACGATAGGACGCTTGGCGGCTTCACCGCGTGCCAGCGACCGTGGAAGACCTTTTGACATGGGATGCCTCCTTAGCTGGTCTATTAAAAAGGGAAAAGCCCGGGGCGATCCTTCGCCCCGGGTTGTTCGATTAAGACTCAGTCGTGATCAGACGAGCAATCTTGATCTGCTTCCGCTCAGAGAACACCCGCTGCCAAGAACTGGCGTTTGCCAGGTTGTTGGACGTGGCAGCATTAGAGGGTCCGCCGTTCGCCGGTGAACCCGCGTACTTGTGCCCTTCTGGGTGCAGGGCCCAGACGTTCCGGTTGTACAGGATTTCTTGACCAGCGCCGTTACCAGCACCCGGCTTACGGTCAATTTCAGTCGGAACGTCGGCTGCGCCAATACCCCAACGAACCGCTCCAGCACCAAACAGCCAGGTCTCGTATACACCGGCTGACGCAGGCATATTGTCGTCCACGATAACCGTCCGGCCCAAGAAGGTTGGGATGACTACGCGGCCTTCAGAGTCAGGAATGAAGTCAATCAAGTTGTTCTTCTGAGCACGGTTGTAAACAACCGAGTGCATGAAGACCAGACCCAGATCGTCCATTGAGTCGCCCATAGTAAGAGCGGTATCAAGGAACGCTTCAGCCGAGAAGTCTGTGACGCCAGCGGAGTAAGTACCACCGGCTGAGATATCGTTGGTCAAGTCGCCTTGAACGTGCTCAGTCCCAGAAGGAGCTGCAGCGTTGTCAGCAAAGACGCCGTTCATAGTAGCGACGAACATAGCCTGTGAACGGCGAACCCAATACTGGGAAACGCGAGAGCCAATAGCTGCCATCGGGTCAGCACCAGCCAACTGAGCAGCGAGAGGAGCAGACGACCAAGATTGGTTACGGTTACAACGAACCGCGATTTCAGTCGCTGATCCGATCTTCGCTGGATCGGGCTCGGCTGGACCGCCTGTGAATTCAGCGTGAGGGGTGTCAGTGGACACGCGGTCAACGTCGTCATCAAGGTCTTGCCAGCTTGGGACGTTAAAAGTAAGACCGCCGCCAGAAAGCAGCGCGTCAATTGCGGGATCACGTACAACGGCCCCGGATTGAATGAGACGAGATTTCTGCTCAGTCTCTTGTTGAACGTAGTCCGTGAAGAGCTCAGGGACAACTACGTCCGATACTTGAGTGATGGGACCAGCGGCCATGTTCACATTCCTTTTGATCGGGTTAAGGGGGAGTAGTGAGCCGTCCGCCGTGGGTAGCTCGATCAGACCGACCGCCGTGGGTAGCCTTCCGCCTCAATATAAACGGGGCCTCACCAAAAGGTAAAGCCCCGCTTTATTGTTGTGGAAGAGAAGTTGGTAAAGTTAGCCAGGCACCTTAGCGCCAGCCATCTTAGCCAAGTTGCGCGCCTTCTCCGGGTTCTCCCGGAACACGCGACCCTGCTCAGTAAGGTTGAAACTGTCAGCGGCCCAAGGGTTGTTTCCGCTGTTAGCGCCCGAGTTCTGCGGATCGGCTCCACCACCTTGAGAAGTCGGCCACCAGTGAGGGCGCTTCTCTTTAAGGTCGGTTAGCCAAGAGCCAGGGTCGATACCCGGAGTCACGCCGACGTTGTCGCGGGCGATGACTTTACCGTCTTCACCAACTTCGAAGGTACGCTCGGCCAGCATCAAGGCGTCTTCCAGAGCTGCTGGCAGCACCTTTTCTTTGGTGGCGGCTTCGCGGATCGCGTCGTGGATCGTCCGTTTTATCTTTTCGCCGTTAAGGGCGGTGTTGGTCTCGGTCAGTTCGCTGTTGTCTTTTGCGAGTTTGTCGATCTCGCGTTGTAGAGGTGCAGTCTTAGCGGCAGCTCGTTTGTCTGCGATCTCGTTGATCTTGTCGTCGTCAAGTTTCTCGCCAGATGCTGCTTCCAGTTCGTCGAACCGGTCGAGCTTGCCAAGTATTTCCGTGATTTCGTCGTCGGACTTATCCGAGAACGCCGACAAACGGGTCTTCGTGGCTTTGTGAGCTTCGCGCTCTTTATTGAGAGAGGTCGTCAGGCGGGTTACGTTATCGGCTGAGGGCATACCCTCTACACCGGTAAAGTTCCACTTGCCGTCAGTCTCGGTAAACAAGGCGTTGAACCCGTCAGGGATATCAGCCTCTGAGTCGTAGGACATCTTCAGTTTCATTGAATGGTCGCTCCTTTGTATTAGCCGCCACCGTGGGAAGCCAGTTCACTCGGGCGTCGTGCCAAAGCGCTCTGGGAGAATAGCCCCGGTCATTGATCTCGTAAAGGGGCTGGGGGAATGTTGGGTAGCATACCCTTCATCTCGGCCATCTCGAACGTAGTGGACGGATAATTGTCGTGCCACTTTGTCTCGTCGATTTCCATAGCAAGAGCGACCTTCTTCGAGACTGCCTCGGCTTCATCATGAGTGAAGCCTAAACGACCTGGGTGGCCTAAGTGGTAATACCATTGCTCAGTATCCGGGGACCATGCCTGGACAACATAGAAGTCTGCCTCGCCTCCGGGGGAGAACCAGGTGGATGAGTAAAACCGAACCTTTACTGTCAATCTTCCTCGTCCTCTTCCGGAGCGCAATCCGAGCAGGTGAGGTCTGATAGATCATGGAAAGCCGAGACCTCCTCGTTGATGTCGCACCACCAGTCACACTCAGTGCAGCAGAAAATACGGTCATCAACAAACTCTGAGAGACCCGGAGTAGTGGCTATGTCGAGACCTAAGCCCTCAGCAAGGTTGTCAATGTTTTGACAAGTACCTTGAGCTTGTTCGACGAGCTTCTCCCACTCTGGTGGTGTCTCTATCTCAGCCATAGTAGCCTCGCTGTTGCCAGTTTCTTCCGTATCCAAGCGACGTCCGCCTCAACGCGGTCCATCTGGTCGATCCTGTTGATAAGGGCGTCAACCTTGGCCTCGATACGGTTTAGCTGGTCGGAGGGAGGCGGGGAAGGGTTCCCGACCAAGAAGCTAACTAACCTCCCCAACTCAGCAATCTGCGAAGACGTCTTCATAGGTCACAGGAAGTCTTCCGGATCAAGCCCAGCGGAGCGAAACGCCTCCTTGTGCCTTTGGGCTAGCTGCTTGAGGTTCAGCTCGTCGCCTTGCCGATTAACAAACTTATCCAGTTGAAGCTTCCCCTCTCGGAACAGCTTCGAGCGAGTAGGTCCAAGGGTGTCGTCTATGAAGGGCCTTGGCTGACGAGTAAGCCACTGTTGGAAGTTAACCTCTGCTGGGACTGTCCCGGTCATCTCCCGAACTCGCCTCCTGGCGAACTCGTCAAACGACCCCTTATGGCCGTAAGGGAGGCCGGATCGACCGGAGGGCGTCCCAAAGCCGTTTTTCTTAGCGTACTCTCGCAATAGCTGCCTCTCTGTTACTGCTTTGAGAGGTCGGTCTCCAATAACCTTACCGTTGATAACGGCTACCCGGAGGGAGCGGCAAGAAAAGTGGAGAGGCGGCTTGGGACCCTTACCCACAGGAAACCGTTTACCGTCGTTGGCTCGACAAACCGGCGTTGTCCGGCTATCGAGAGTGGCAACGTAGACCTCCTCCGAGAAGAGATCAGTGTTGGCTACGAAGAAAGCGTCCCGGGCGGAGTTCGCGACCCCGTTTATAATTGTCCGGGTTATAGCGTTAGCGTTTCGC